GTTTTAAATTTATAATTCATTATTCTACTTTCTAGGTTGACATATAATCCATGATGCATTATATGTCAAGGCATGAAAGAAAATATAGTATATGTTATACAGGAGATAGCAGGAACAAAAGACGGTAACCCTAGAATAAATATTATGGGTGCATCTAAATACGGTGAGATAAGATTTTTGTTACCAGAGCTGTCACAAATAATTTTTTCTCCAGGTCCATTAATATTTAAATTAAGAAAATTATTAAAAGGATTTACAGAGAAAGATTATTTACTACTTACAGGCGATCCAGCTATTATTGGTGTAGCATGTTCTATAGTTTCTGATATTACTAATGGTAAATACAATCTATTAAAGTGGGATAAACAAGAAAAAAGTTATTATCCAATAAAAATTAATTTATACGAGAAAGGAGAAATTAATGAGTGATTTACAAAAAATGTTTGTTGAGGATGCACCTCAACAAGTGGATGATCTTAAAAATCCAGAGTCATTATCTGGCCATGTTTTAAAGTTACAATCTTTAGAAGATGAAATAAAAATGGATGAAGAAAGATTATTAAGAAAAAAAGCACAAAGAGATAAGCTATCACAACAAGTGATACCTGAAATTATGGAGTCCATGAAACTTAAAACTATGAAATTAAGAGATGGATCTGCAATAGAAATAAAAGAGATTTATAGCGCTACAATTCCTGTTGATAAAAAGGATGGCGCATACAACTGGCTTCGAAATAACGACTTGGGTGATTTGATTAAGAATGAGATCACTGTTTCCTTTGGTCGTAACGAAGATAACAAGGCGCGTGAATACGCTAACCTTGCCGAGAGTAGTGGGTATCAACCTCAACAAAAATTGAAAGTTGAACCCATGACTCTCAAAGCACTGTACAGAGAGCGGGTCGAAAAAAATTTAGATCTACCCTCTGAACATTTTAACCTGTTTAAGGGAAACAAAACAAAAATAACAAGGAGCAAATAACATGAGTGAAGAAACAAGAGACGTAGCAAAAAAACAAGGTGGTGCGGTAGCAACTATTGACTTTGTACAAGATTCAGGGATGGGTCTTGAGAATATCGATAGAGATGATCTCGCAATACCTTTTCTGAAACTGTTACAATCAGGTTCAGATGAAACTAAAAAGAGACATGCAAAGTATGTTGATGGAGCAGAGGCAGGTATGTTTTACAATACAGTTACAAAAAAACTGTATGATGGAGAGAAGGGAATACTAGTCGTTCCTGTTTTCTACAAGATGACATATCCAGAGTGGGCACCTTTTGAAAGAGCAGAAGGCAGACCTATTCATCCTGATAGAGGTCCTGAGATCATGTCACAAACAACTAAAGCAGGTAACAAAGATGTTCTTGCAAATGGTAATGAAATTATAAAAACAGCAAATCATTTCATTATAATTTTAAGTGATAAACCAGAAAAGTGTTTGATGACTATGAAATCAACTCAACTCAAAGTTAGCAGAAACTGGAACTCAGTTTGTGATAACGAGACTGAGATAGATCCTAAAACTAATAAAGCTGTTCCGGCACCTATGTTTTCAAGGGTGTATAAAATTACATCTGTTGAGAACTCTGGTAGTTTTACATGGCATGGATACAACATTAACTTAGTTAAGAAAGTTGACGACGTTGGTGTTTATCAAATGGCTAAAGATTTTTGTGGCTCTCTAAAAAACAGTCAAGCTAAATCAGCGGCTGATAACCCTGAGTCAAACTACTAATTCTTCTTACGTGGAAGATAGGGGCGGTGAAGGGAGACGGGATCCGCCCCGCCCGGGATCTTTATGGTTGATGACTTTATAAAATTATTTACTGGATACCAAGGAGACTTTGGTATAGCCGACATGTCTTCGGCACAATTAGATACAGATAAAAATAAACTTAAGCCAAACTACGAATGGGCTGGCAGACCTATAACACAAGGTGATTATAAAGATCACATTGAGGGTAAGATATCTATAGGTATACAACCTTGTAGATTAGATAAGACTGCACAGTTTGGTTGTATAGATATAGACCCAAAAAATTATTCGACATTTAAAATAGAAAATTATCTAGCACTATTTCAACAATACAAACTACCTTTGATACCAATGTTATCTAAAAGTGGTGGATTACATTGTTATTTATTTTTAAAAGAACCAATACCAACTGTTGATTTAATATCAGCATTAAAATCTTTTTTGTTACCTCTAGGATTAGATCCTGATACGGAGGTTTTTCCTAAACAGAAAGAACTAAAGGAAGATGACAAAGGAGAAATAAAACCAGGTAATTTTATAAACTTACCATATTACAACAACGGCAATACAAATAGATATGCTGTAGACAAAGATAATAATAAATTAGATATAAATAAATTTATAGATTTAGCAGAAAGAAATACAATCAGTAAAGACGACCTTGATAAATTAGTAGATCAAACTTACAAAAATATTTTAGTAGGAACAAACCAAGAGTTTGAAGATGGTCCACCTTGTTTAGCTTTGTGTTCTAAAAGAAAATTAGATGATGGTAGAGATAGATTTATGTATAACTACATGGTCTTTGCCAAAAAGAAATACAAAGACAAATGGCCAGATAGTGTTGCAAATGCAAACTATACTTATCTAGAGACACCTTGGGACAAAGCAAAACTAGACTCTAAAATATCCGCATGGAAAAAAGACACTGCAGGTCATACTTGTTACGAGGATCCAATACACAGCAAGTGTATGCGTGGTCTTTGTTACTCCAGACCTTTTGGTGTTAAATCAGATAGCATAACCATGTTTCCAGATATAACAGACTTTGAGATTATTATGTACGCAGAACCAGAATACAGATTCAATGTAGCTTTACCAGATGGCACGAAGGCGGGTGTTGTAGCAAGCAACAGGCGACTTATAACAAAACAAACAGAGCTATTAGATTTAATTTGGGAGCAGACTGGTATATATCACGAACCATTGAAACCAAAAGATTTTAGAGCAAAACTTACAGAGTTTAGAAAAAATTCTGTAAAGATCACACCACCTGCAGGAACACAGATAGAGGACAGATTAAAAGAAGAGTTATTTCAATACTGTGTCAACGGACCAAGAGCAAGAGAAAGAATACAAATAAATAGTGGATCTTGTTTGACTGAGGAAGGTTTTCATTATTTTAAATTTAGTTCTTTTATAGATCACTTGGGTGCAAGTTGGAAAATACCAGAGGAGAGAATAGCTCAAAAATTAAAAGATAAATGTGATGTAGAATTTAATCACTCTCTAAATGTGGATGGTAAAACTGTTAAAGTTTGTAGAGTCAAACAATTACACATAGACAAAATAGAATATAAACCAGTCGAAAGAAAGGGTAGCAACTATTAATGAGATACAAAGTTATAGGACCACCAGGCACAGGAAAGACTAGAAGACTTTTAAATGAGGTGCAGAACTACGTAAACAAAGGCACTAAACTAAATAAGATAGGTTACTTTGCTTTTACACGTAAAGCTGCAGGAGAGCCAAGAGATAGGTTTTTTAAAATAAAAAGAGAACTTACGAAAAAAGATATTAAATATTTTCAAACACTACACTCTCTAGCTTTTAATAGATTAGGATTAAAAGAAGAAAATGTTATGCAAGATTTAAATTACAAAGCCATAGGTGAAACTTGCGGTATACAAATAAATTATGCATCTTATGAAACAAATAATTGGAATGGTATATTTTCATCAGACAGTGAGTATTTAGGTCTAATAAATTTAGCCAGAGTAAAACAAATAACAGCTCTAGAACAATTAGATTTAAACGAACACTTATCAAAGATAGACAGATATAAATTAGATGCAATCAAACAAGAGATTGATAACTACAAGAAAGTGCATGGGTTGATAGACTTTACTGACATGATAGAAAAATTTTTAAATAAAGATGTTACACCAGATTTTGATGTTATCTTTGTTGATGAGGCACAAGATTTATCACTAATACAATGGTCTATGATTAATAAAATAGAGCAAGATACTAAGTGTGATGTATGGGTTGCAGGTGATGATGACCAAGCGATATTTGGTTGGGCTGGTGCAGATGTAGATTCTTTTATAAATTGGAAAGCTGAGGAGATACCCTTAAAACATTCAAAAAGAGTGCCGATTAATATACAACTAAAAGCGTTGAGTGTCATCAATAGAATACAAGAAAATAGGATTGACAAAAAATATTTTCCAAGGTCAGAAATTGGTGATGTTATAGAAAAATATGACTTAAATGACATAGATATGTCAAGTGGAGACTGGTTAATATTAGCAAGAACAAAATCTTTATTAAAAAATATTCCAACTTTTTTAAAGAAAAAAGGTTTGTTTTTTAGCACTGCTCAAGGCAACAGTATTGGTAAAAGTTTGTATGAAGATATAAAAAATTGGTATAAGATACAAAAAAAGATATCGATACCAGAAGTGCAATTACAAAGAATAAAAGAAAGAATGGGTGACACAATGAACATTTCATTGAATTGGTATGATGCTTTTGATAAATTAACAGATAGTCAAATCACATACATGAAGTTATTGTTACTAAACAATGAAGACCCTACGAAAGAAGCAAGAATAAAAGTATCAACGATACATGGAGCTAAAGGTGGCGAGGCAACTAATGTTGTTTTGTTTTTAAATCAAACAACCAACACTATGAGGGGCGCAAAGAAATCTACAGCCAAACGAGATGAAGAATATCGAGTTTGGTATGTGGGTGTTACCAGGTCTATGCAAAATCTATATTTAATAAAATCTCAAAACAGAACAAAGGAGTTTAGAATATGACACATCCAGATGACTGGGATAAAGTTTTTCCACAACAAAGAGGACCAAAACATTATAAAAATTTTAAGATACAGCCTTTTGAGTTTATATCAAAGAATGACTTAACATTCTTCCAAGGATGCGTTGTGAAATACGCATGTAGATATAAGATGAAAGATGGTGTAAAAGATCTAGAAAAGATCATTCACTACTGTGAATTAGAAATTAAAAAGATGAAGGATACAAAATGATATTTAAGGCACAAACAGAGTGGGTCAAACCCAAAGAGTTTCCTGATTTAAGATTTTGTGATGAGATTGCAATAGACTTAGAAACACATGATCCAGATTTAAAAAGTATGGGATCAGGTTCTGTCATTGGAAAAGGTAAAGTAGTTGGTATTGCAGTTGCAACAGAAGGTTATTCTGGTTACTTTCCATTTGATCATGAGGGTGGTGGCAACCTAGAAAAAAACAAAGTAATTCAATGGTTTACGGATATTTGTAAATCTGAATCTAGAAAAATATTTCACAACGCAATGTATGATGTGTGTTGGATTAGATCCATGGGTATAAAAATAAACGGAGAGATAGTTGATACCATGATCGCTGCATCTTTGGTAAATGAAAATAGATACAGATATGACTTAGGATCTCTTGGTTGGGATTATCTTGGTCAAGGTAAGAACGAAACTGATCTAGTTAACGCAGCAAAAGAGTGGGGCCTGGATGCAAAAGCAGATATGTGGAAACTACCAGCGATGTATGTTGGTAACTATGCTGAACGCGATGCAGAGTTAACATTTAATCTTTGGAAAGAAATGACAAAAGAGATTTGGAGTCAAGACTTAGAATCTATTTTTATTCTTGAAAGAGATCTTTTTCCTTGTTTGGTTGACATGAGATTTCTTGGGGTGAGAGTCGACGTTCAAAAAGCTCATAAACTGAAGAAACAGCTAGCATCAGAAGAAGAAGACTTGTTGTTAAAAGTAAAAAAAGAAACAGGAATAGACACTCAAATATGGGCAGCAAGATCGATTGCCAAAGTTTTTGACAAACTAAAATTACCGTACGAAAGAACTTTAAAAACAAACTCTCCATCTTTTACAAAAAATTTTTTATCAACTCATGAACATCCATTAGTTAAATGTATAGCAAAAGCTAGAGAGATAAACAAGGCACATACTACTTTCATAGATACGATAATAAGACACGAACATAAAGGTAGAATACACGCTGATATAAATCAAATTAGATCAGATAGTGGTGGAACCATAACTGGTAGGTTTAGTTATGCTAATCCAAATCTACAACAGATTCCTGCGCGCAACAAGGCTTTGGGTCCATTGATTAGATCCCTCTTTATTCCAGAGTCCGGTTGCGAGTGGGGATGCTTTGACTACAGTCAACAAGAACCAAGACTTGTAGTGCACTATGCATCCCTAGATCAAGACACCAGTGTATTTGGTGTTAAAGATTCTTATCTACAAGACGATGCTGACTTTCATAC